ACTCTGGGTAGCCAACCATTGGCCAGCAGCCGTTGAGTGGCACACGAAGAACAACCCGGACAAAAACCAATCAGAAACGAAAAAGGCCTACGCCGTTAAGCGCAAGCCCTTGATATTCATGGTGCCCGAAGCCGGAATCGAACCGGCACGCCCTTACGAGCGGGGGATTTTAAGTCCAGATTTATTTTATTCAAAATCAATCACTTAGGATGAAAATCGCTACACAATTCACCGCTAGCACTCTCTTGTGAAACTCTTATCCGTCAACCCTCTGGTGTTGGTTGCGGAGCAAACAATCCGACTTCTGTTGAGTTTGAGTCATCATAAAGAGATGCCTGAAAGCACGGTACGCAGCTGTAGAAAAACAAACCAAGCAAACGCCAAGGCACTGCCGGTGAACAGCATCATCAGCACCAAACGCCGGAGCGGCCGCATGTTGTCTTGCCAAAAGGCAATGATCTCTGCGAACGCCAACGCACTGCGATCATCCTTGAAGAGATAGACCAAACCTTCAGCTTCTGAGGCCATGTTCACTTGATTGTGATTAGGCAAATTATGCGCAATGCTGACCGGAGATCTGAACCATTCGATTACAAAATCTCCTACCTTCGCTTCGTCTTCCACCTCAACGTCATAGGACGTCAGGTGGCTGAGCATCAATCTACGCATCAGCGGTCTATTGCCCTCGAATGCGTAGCTTGGACCGAATGCCTCCAGTGAGGTGCCGGCGCGGTCTCGCCGCCAGATCCTTGCCCCCGTGATTTGGCTGTACTCGTAGAGTGCTTGCTCGATATGGGCACACGCATAGACACCGAAACCGGCAAACGCAGGCACTCCGTAACCACTCATGATGGCCAACACGATTTCGTCCTGAGAAGACTTCATGTCGAGCAGTTCTGTATCAGGCCACCACTTGCGGACGCTCCACCACCGACGTAATTCATCCTCAACTAAAGCTTGCAACCATCTCCTGCCACCTAGTCCTAGATAACGAGGCTTTGGGCTCAACGACTGCTTGAGCAAAGTTGGACAGCACAGTTCGAACCAGATCACGGCAACAATGTAAAACAACCCAGCCACCAACAACCAGTTAAAGGGTTCTGTACCGCTCACCTGCCCTCGTAGTGTTGGTGCTGCCTGGAAGAGCGCGCTAACTAGACCTGCCACCGCAGCAAATTTGAGACCCGTTGACGATTTTAGGTGCGACCAGAAGGACCAGCTGGTTCGCTGTCTCAGCCTGTGGTAGCGCATATCCTGTCGAGTACTCCTTCGATTCTCCGGCGATGCCTTATACATTTCCTGGGCGGGTAACTCATTGAAGAACCAGGCGAACGGGTTGCGCTCGACGAACTTCTCTCGACGCATCCGTCGACGGTACTTCCTAGCGTTTTTTTGCACTAATTCGAATATGTGCGGAGATCCCTCGTAGCTTATTTTCGTGTCAGTGCCCTGGGCAGGCTCGTCGGGTACCCTAGCGGACATAAAAAATCCTTCTTTTCGGGTCATTTGGCTGAAGATGATGACAGTGTTCATCGAGGTCGTCCAAACGAAGAAGCGATGCGCACTGAGGGGGATAAACACCATCGAAACCTGCTGTCAGCTTCCCGCGTAACAACCGTGCAGCCTGCTCGATGATGGATTGGTCGCACCAATTACCCTCCCCCAGCAAACAAAGGCTCTAAAGGCCGCTTGAAATCGCTTGTACCAGTTTCGTACCAATACCCTTCGCGCGCACTCAAATCGTGCCCCCCGCACCAATCTGATGTAGCAAATTTTTAGCAACCGTTTTCGGCTCCAATCACAAGCACGGTCGCAGCACCGATACCTATTTTGCTCAACACCTTTATCGGTCTTGGCGTGCAGAGAATCCCGCACAGAACGAATTACAGACGTCATATATAGCCACGTAATCGATTCAGAAACCTGAGATCGACGTAAATCTGTGATGAATGATGCCAATAAGACATCACTCTTGATATGCTGCACAAAACCACACAGAGAATCGACATGGCTGTCAATATTACTAAAATTCAATTTATGTCACATCGTGACACTGCCCACCCAATATTTTATTGCCATGCGCATGATGACGGCCATGCGCCCATGCTAGCAGTAACAACTGATGGGATTTCAATCTTCATCGAAGGTAGAAACTTACTGTTCAAGGTAAAAGCAAACCCCCAGACCAAAAACCGAATTGATATATACATGCCCATCACATCAGCCAATCAGCTTGGTCGTGAACTAGTGGCAGCGACTCAAGGATCGTCAGCGAATCAATGGCGTGAATCTACAGCTTCCCCTGGTCAATTTGCATCAGGGAGAATGTCACTTCCAAATATAATTTGGAGCAAATTCGGCAAGACTATCCAAGCAGTCGCACGCGTTAATTCAGGAACGCAAATGACTAAACTGGATGCGTATGTGAATATTGATCTAGAAACACCGCATGGGTCTCATATAATGATGAGCGACACAGAAATCCATATTGGGATTTCATTAGATAACCCAACTGGCACTCACAACACAGATCTCACGACGCCCGTGCATGTTCCCGAAATTGAATTGCAACGTGGCACTGCGGAAAGTAATCCGGTATCCAAAGTTGCAGGAGATTTTTCACTGAAATTTACAAAGGAAATAGCTGCCGGTCTAGGACAATTGTTGATTGGAACAGTTGCCGCAACGGCGATTCCTTAGTTCTCAACAATATCAATCAGCGTAACAGGGCATTCTGCACATCGACGCTTTCGGGCGTCGATCAATATCTTGGAGCCCACGCTATATTTTGGTAGCATCCGCAGCCTTTATGACCTGCCTCACACCAAAAGGAAAATCCTCCAATGCCGTTGTCATGGAACGAAATCCGGGATCGTGCTACAGCATTTGTTCGCGAATGGGAGACAGAGTCGTCTGAAGATGCGGAAGCCAAAAGCTTCTGGGATGCATTTTTCAATGTATTCGGTATTCCGCGGCGCCGTATCGCCCAGTTCGAAAAGCTTGTGCACAAGGCGAGTGGAAAAAACGGGTACATAGACCTCTTCTGGCCTGGCGTCATGCTGGCGGAACATAAGTCGAGAGGGAAAGATCTTTCCAGCGCCCATGATCAAGCCATTGATTATTTCCCGGGCCTTTCGGATAAAGAACTACCTCGTTACATCGTAGTCTCAGATTTCGCGCGTTTCCGACTGTACGACCTAGAGGCGGATACAGAATTCGAATTTCGTCTAGAGGAGTTACCACAACACATTACCGTATTTGGATTCATTGCAGGTTACGAAGCGAGGACGTTTCGCGAACAAGATCCAGTGAACGTTGATGCTGCTGAACGTCTCGGAAAACTCCATGACAAGTTGTTTAATGTGGGTTATGAGGGACATCAGCTAGAGGTCTATCTCGTACGCATTCTATTTTGTCTATTCGCGGACGATACCGGGATATTCATGCCCCGAGATGCGTTTGAGGATTTCATCCTAACGCGCACTAGTGTGGATGGCTCTGATCTCGCTGCGCGCTTAAATGAATTATTCGAGATCCTAAATACTCCCCCCAATAAACGCCTACGTAACCTAGATGAGCAACTTTCAGCATTTCCCTATATAAACGGTAAGCTTTTTGAGGAGCATCTGCGCACCGCAAGCTTCGACCGTGAGATGCGAGATCTGCTCCTATGGTGCTGTGGCCTTGACTGGGGCACGATTAGCCCAGCGATCTTCGGCTCGCTGTTTCAAGGCATAATGGATGCTAAAGTACGCCGTAACCTAGGTGCTCACTACACCAGCGAAAAGAACATTCTGAAGCTCATCTCGCCATTGTTCCTCGATGATCTGAAGGCCGAATATGAAAAGGTAAAGACTCAAACAACAAAGCTTCGGGCATTTCACGATAAGCTTGGCCGACTTAACTTTTTCGACCCTGCTTGTGGCTGCGGCAACTTCTTGGTAATTACCTATCGAGAAATACGCTTGTTAGAGCTTGAGGTTATAAAACGACTCTATAAGCGTGATCAGCAACAGCTTTCGATGGATGCCGTATCGCACTATGTGAAAGTAGATGTCGATCAGTTCCACGGCATTGAAATCGAAGAGTGGCCAGTCCAAATCGCTAGAGTGGCAATGTGGTTGATGGACCACCAAATGAACGTTTTAGTTGGGCAAACATTTGGGGATGCTCTTGTACGTATACCGCTGGTAAAATCAGCAAATATCGTGCACGGAAACGCTCTGCTCTTGGACTGGAATGATGTAATCCAGTCTAAAAACTGCAGCTTCATACTGGGTAATCCGCCGTTCATTGGCGCAAAAATGCTAAGCGACGATCAGCGCGATGCGATGAGTCTCGTATTAAACGGTATCAAAAATTCAGGTCTTCTTGATTTCGTTGCAGCGTGGTATATCAAAGCGGCTCAATACGCTACACCAGAAACAATGTGCGCCTTTGTATCTACTAATTCGATTACTCAAGGGGAGCAAGCGGGAGCTCTCTGGCAGGTAATGCTGAACATGGGCATCAACATTCATTTCGCTCATCGGACATTTCAATGGCGAAATGAGGCCAAAGGAGTTGCCGCCGTACATTGCGTAATTATTGGCTTCAGCCAAGCGAAACCCTCGAAGCGAGTACTCTATGACTATCATGATATAAGGGGCGAACCTCAGGCAATTTCGGCTACTAACATCAATCCCTATCTGGTCGATGCAGCAGACGTGGTATTGCAAAATCGTACCAACCCTCTTTGCGATGTACCGAAGATAGGAATCGGAAACAAGCCCATCGACGGTGGTCATTATTTGTTTACCACCGATGAGATGAAGGCGTTTATCAAGAGTGAACCACAGTCGAAAAAATGGTTTCGTCGCTGGATAGGTTCAGAGGAGTTTATCAATGGATTTGAGCGTTGGTGTCTCTGGCTCGGTGAGTGCACGCCGCAGGAGCTACGTGCTATGCCTATGGCATGCGAACGTATTAAAAAAGTTCGGGAAACTCGATTGGCCAGCAAAAGTCCGCCGACCCGCAAGCTCGCCGATACTCCTACTCGTTTCCATGTCGAAAACATGCCTAAGGGCACTTACTTAGTAATTCCTGAGGTTTCTTCCGAGCGCCGGCAGTTCATACCCATTGGGTTCGAGAAACCCGAGACAATGGCAAGTAACTTAGTAAAAATTATGCCCAATGCAGGAATATTTCACTTTGGAATATTGAACTCAACCATGCACAACGCTTGGATGCGTAACGTATGCGGGCGTCTGAAATCTGACTATCGGTACTCGGTGGGAATTGTATATAACAACTATCCATGGCCAAGGAACATTACACAACAACAGCATCTATCAATTGAAAATGCAGCCGATAGCATCCTTGTAACGCGCGCCAAATATACGGACTCTTCACTCGCCGACCTTTATGATCCGCTTACCATGCCGCCAGAGTTAATCAAAGCACACCGAAACTTAGACCGTGCTGTCGACTTAGCTTATGCGAATTCTGGCGGAAAGAAAATTTGGAGTTCTGATGCAGAGCGAGTTGCCTTTTTATTTGAACAATATATTGAACTAACAGATCTTTAATGCAAGACAAAGAGAGTAATAGTGAGCGGCGCCTGCATTTATCTTAGGATACTTTTTAATGCTCGCGCTGCACCGCCTCGTATTTTAGCCCCAATTCGGGCTCGCTATTAGCGTTGATTGCACTTGTTCGTGTAGCAATTTTACGGCCGACACGAAAAATTTGAAACCAACCGTTCACGCTTTTAGACAATCGAGCCCTCCCGAGGATTATAAGGGGTTCACCGCGATAGTTTTCACACACGCATTTCCATGCCTTCCACGAATCTATGCGACAAGAGGACGCACGCTGGTGTGTATGGGTTTTATGCGTTTTTCGGGAACGGCATCGGAAATGGGTAATTTTGGCAATGCATTGATTAGCTCAGCCTTAAGTCCTTAATTTCGTTGACGATCAAAGGAAACGCGCAAGGTATCTTTTAAGCAATGAAAAGGTAAGGTAATTACTTTTTAGTGAGGTAACTTTTTCTTTTATCTAGCCCTTACAAACTAGTCACTTGCCATCAAATTACCTTTTTCATTACTCAAAATCACCTTCTCAAGTAATCCAACAAAACCTATAAATACCGAGCTTTCAGAGATGCCAAGGGGTCTTGAATCTACACATTACTTTTTTCCGGTTGAGTTCCAAAAATGCGTGTTCACAGAGGTACGTGAACTGGGTCACCCAGGACCACCTTGACGAAAGCACGGCGTTTATTGACCCCTCCGCAGGTATTCGCAGGCTTTTGACCCTCCACGCTCGCCACGGCACCGCCCGGCCTGGGCCGTGCTCAGCTTGGTGCAGAAGTGCGGAAAAATAGACCTATTTAGCCCGCTGGCGAGGTGGGGGGACGACGACGCGCGCCGATATGGCCGCCAGTTAGATATGATGTCCATTACGGAACCACACAGACGGAGTGGGGGCTTAGATGAGTACAGGAGGCTAAATATGCGAAATGATAAAAAACGAGAGCTTCGAGCTTACATCGCTCATATGAAACGAGACGCTTTAATAGGGCTGTTTCTCGGTTTCATTCCCGCGATTGCCCACTCTTCTGGAGATAGAGAGTTTAGCGAATTAACAAAAACGCTTCTGACCAGTGCTTGGTTTACGGACTATTACGGATACCTATTTTCCATTTTCATGCTACTAGCCGCACTCAAAAAAATGGTGCGATTCGGTGAAGAATGGGCGCAACGATGGATGAATAACATTTTCAAATTTACTGCTGAAGTAGGCACAAGTCTTTCAACAGCTTTGAGAACGGGATTCGGAGTAATCCTGGGTTTTTTATGCACATGGAGCATTGTTGAGCCCCACACACTAACCAACAGTAATTTCTTGGGCACGTCCATTTTAGCTCTAATGACACTAATGTTATCTGCGTTCATATCTTATGTTCAGGCTATGCTCATTTCTGGTTTTCGGTCACCTGATCCTAGTTAGGCACATCCAACCCACACACACATCAACATGTTAAATATTAAAAGACAATCCACCACCCTCTAATGCTCTAGGCCGGCTTTACTTACTAAATCTCATCATCTCCACTTCACCCTCCAAAAACCCGCGAAGACATACCACAACTCAAAACATCACATTATTTACAACCAACAATAAACTGAGACGCACCCAAGACAACAGTGTGCGCCTCATAAGGCCTAGCCAATTAAATCCATAAATTTACTACGAAGCAAACTATAATCCAAAGCACCGATTTCTTTTTCCCTTTCATCCACCAGCGCAAAAACATCATTATCGTCCAATGCTATTATATAACCCCTCGAGTCATTCGCCGTATCTTTACATCTAGCTGACAAACGAACTTTATCTTCAACTGTCCTGCAGGTTAGTATACCTACAGTCCCCCGACTTGGCGAAAACCGTCCAGATAATTGATCCACCTCTGGATTACCGACTTCTTTACCATAATTTTTACATTCCACGAATATCAAAGATGACGGGTAATGTAGACCTATCCAATAGAAAAACCCGTTTTTAGCTTCATTGGTATAAGTAATATCTATCCGCTTACGTCCATTATGTATATTGTGCTGTTTTTTCGGATTGGCCAGAGAAGGATAAAAGATAGCTGAAAATATTTTCTCAATGACTTTTTCATAATCGCCCGCGCCTTCATTACCCGGGAGAATCGCTTTTAACTCAGACTTAAGCGAATTCCAATCAGGTTTATCCCCCCCTTCAATCTCGGCAATATCTTCATGACTAAGTGGTAGAGGACTCTTATCTCTTTTAGCCACCCTATAGTCCTCTAATGCATGAGGATGTTTTAGCGTCATATTAACAACAGCCAATTTATCCTTACCATATTTTTCCATCAGAGCTTTTTTAGTTACTCGCTCACTACCATCCTTTAAAACTTCAACCAGCGGCGTGTGCGCTTTTAACTCCGATCGTTGCATTTCCGGTAACAAAAAATGCCTATAATATTCGTCAACCCGATATGATAGTTTCTGCCTAACCAAGAGCTTAGGAACAAAAATTATTTTCCCAAATTTCCCTGCTACAGGGAGTGTGACAAAGCTATTCTCCCACGCGCCCTCGACAGGATTCCAAATTGGACCAGATACAACACCAGAACTCATAGGGATATCATAATATACGCACATATCTTGCGTATATTTAATAAGAGGCCCACGTAATATATTACTAACCGCATCAGAAATCATATCGGGCCCAACGCCTTCAATCAGAAGACATGTGTCTTCCAAGTCCTCCAAAAGGCCAGTCAAAGAAGCATTACTTTTAAATAATGCCCCCCACACACTTTCTGCAGACTTCGCTCCAAACGCATGACCTTGGGATTTCCCCCGCGAGTACCCCAGATGAAACTCATTACGCTCACTAAGAGACGCCAGCAATGCTTGCGCTACACTATGTTTTCCATTTTTTATGTAGCTCAAAACGGTTTCAAAAAAACTTTGAAGCAAAGAGGATAGTTCATTTCCCCAAGGAGACTGTAACGACTTTATGGCTGTGGGGTCTAAAAAAATAGGAATATCTGTGTCTAATTTCACATCTACGAAATCCAACTGAGACTGATTCCGACCCAACTTGTAAAATTTCGAAATATGCATTATTCAGACCAAAAATAGTCAACTCAATAACCTTCAGAAAAAAACTCTGGAGGCCTCCATGCCGCAACCCTGCCATTCCTATCAATCTTCTGGGCAGATAAAACTGAGACGCCACCGCAAAGATATTACTTTGCCACTATAGCGTCCATCAAAAAACGAGCGCGGTTCAGCCCAGATAGAATTAAATATTGCACTTGAACCCAACAACTCGCTCTCCAACCCATTCATTGACTTGCTCAAATCGCGCCTGAATCGGTCCAAGTTCATTCGCGATCCATACCTCGGTGGCTTCCTTGATCGATCCAAACCCACCTGCATTCTGTGGAACAATGCCCATCAACTGTGGCGGAATCCGCAAGCTGGCCAACACGTCATCGCGCGTCTGATTCTTGATCGAATTGAACTCGTCCTTGGCCGCCACCTCGCTGACGGGAATCAGTTGAATCCCGTCCTTCTTCCCAGTCGGCGAGTAAACAAATAGGTTCCGAAAATTGCCTGGTCCCTTCGACTCCTTCAGTGCCTTACGCAACGCATCGATGTCGGCCTCGGTCTGCGCCGCATCTGTCATATACAGGATGAACCCCGCATGGCTCCCGTTCTCGTAGTACTTGCGGCGGAACAAAGTGGCTGACTCATTGAGCAAGGCCGACTGTAAGGCGCTGATCCACTCCGGCAACCCATAAATCTCTTGGTGCAGATCAGCCTCCCGCAAGTGAAAGATACTGCCTGGCTCAAACGCATGCTCATCCTTCCAACCTCTTACTTGGTAGAACTGCCCCTGGGGTCCGACACGCATGTACTTAGCCAGCGGCGGGACAAGTTGCCGCGTATTGCCCAGCACCGAGCGGCGTACTTCCAGGTACCCATTGCCCAGGCACAGGAAGTCCAGCGCGAACTGCTCAAACGCCACCCTCGACAGCAGCGGATGGGGTATGAAGGTCTTGCTCAACAAGTTGCGCTTGAACATCAAACCCGAATGCAGATGAACGCTCGCCCCCACCGACCGAGCCAGCCCATCCAGCGACAACGGCGGCTCATACCAACGCCCGTTGAACCAGCACTCCAAATAGTCAAACACCTCCCGCCCCCCCAACACCGGCGACGGCTCACCGAAGCTAAAAACCTGCGTACCTGCACCTTTGAGAGCTGTAGTGGGTAGCAGCGTCTGGTTGCCGAGCTGTTCAGTCATCAATAAATCTCCATCCGCCCGGTATTGGCAACCGTCTGCCCCTCAAGCGGTTCATTGTGCAAGGCATGAAAAAGCGCCCACGCCAGATCGGCGTGACCGGTGTTGTCGTTGCGCCCGGCGGTGTAGGTGTACTGACGCCCACCAGCAGTGACCGTTTTACGAATCGCCATCAGCGACTGCGCCATGTCAGTCCAACCGGCATCGAACTCCAGCCGACCCTTGTGAATCACGTCATAGGCCTTCAGCACCAAGCGGGTTTTCACCTCGGGCGAATAGCTGAAGGCGGTGACGGCCGGGAAGAACTGGCGCACCAGCTGGGCCACGCCGCTGCCCAGACCGGTGACATCGATCCCGATGTAAGTCACCCAATACCGGTCGCAGACGCTCTTGATAAAAGCGGCCTGCGCCGCAAAATCCATCCCGCGAAACTGATGCCGCTCAAGCACACGGAATTTGCCGCCCGGCACCAACGGCGGAGCAACCACCACCAGCCCCGAACAATCGCCCGTCTCAGCAGGGTCATACCCCACCCACACCTGTCGGTCGCCGAAAGGCCTCATGGCAAAAGGTTTGTAATCCTCAGCCCACTCGACCCAGCTATCCACCATGCAGGACTGCAATAACGCCAACGGAAAGATGCTCGCCCCATCGTCGACAAAATCGCACATCAGCAGGTTGGCGAACGCCTCTGGGCTGTACTCCCGGCGCAGCTCTTCGATGTCGAAAAGGTCACAGCCACCCTGCTCCGCGTCGAGGATGTTGACAATCTGCCGCCACAAGCGGTCCTCGCAGAGCCGCCCCTGCTGGAGCGCGCCGTGGGACACGTCCACCTTCGTGTGCTGAGCCGCCGGCTTGCCCTTGTTGAAGCGCTCGCCCGTCCAGAAGGTGTAGGCCTCATGGGCCATGCTCGACGGTGTTGAGAAGTAGGTCTTGCGCCACTTCTTGTGCATCGCCATGCCTGAGGCGACCTTGTTCAGTTCTTCAAACTTGAACGTCCAGAAGAACTCATCGAAGTAGAAGTTGCCGTGGTAACCCTGGGCGGTACGGGCATTGGTGCCAAGGAAAAACAGCTCGGCACCGTTGGGCAACACGATGGGATCGCCAGTCAACTCGACACCAATCACTTCGCGAGCGAAGGCCTGAATGTAACCGCGAAACAGGTAGGCCTGGTTCTTCGAAGCCGACAAGAATATCTGGTTACGACCAGTCTCCAGCGCATCGATAAAGGCCTCACGGGCGAAGTAATAGGTCGCGCCGATCTGCCGACTTTTGAGGATGACGCGGGTGCGCTGGTTGCCGGCCCGGTACCAGTCTTTTTGGTAGTCGAAGCAGCCATCAATGAATGCCTCGCGCAGCAGCTCGATCTGGTCTTCACTGATGTCGTTCTTCGGGGTTTTCTTCTTCGGGCCTTCGTTGCGCTTGGCCAGATTAGGGTTAAGGTCGGTTTCGGTACCGCCGCCCTGAAAGCGCTGAATGCGGGCCTGCCGCTCCAACTGCCGATGCAGCAGATCAATCTCTTTGAAGTCGCCGCTGCTCTTGCCGTCCTTGAGGATCAACTGCACCAAGCGCGCTTCCAGCGCCCCACCGATGCGCTCGACGTTATCCGCCCGGTCCCACTCATCACGGGCCTTCCAGCTGTGCAGCGTCTTCTCCTTTTCGCCCGTCGCTTCGGCGATCTCACAGACACGCCAGCCCATCCAGTACAGGAACTTGGATTGGCGGCGGGGATCGATGGGCAAGAGCGCGGTCGTAGTCATGGCTGCGATGCTGCCGCCCAGACCCACGACTCAATAGCACCGCCCCTTGTGCCCTCCCCGCCTACAGTCCCGCCTCGTTGCCGCCACCTGCGCGCGACCCGACCATGCCCCTCATTGCAACGCACTGAGCATTCCCGGTATGAAGAAATTTCGCAGCAATTGGTTCCGCGTCGCCGTCGAAGGCGCGACCTCGGACAAACGCACCATCAAACGCGACTGGCTGGAACAGGCCGCGAAGAACTTCAACCCGTCCACCTACGGCGCCCGCATCTGGCTGGAGCATTTCCGCAGCCTGCTGCCGGACAGCCCGTTCAAGGCTTACGGCGACGTCCTCGCGGTGAAGACCGAAGAAATCGATATCAATGGCCAAAAGAAACTGGCCCTGTTCGCCCAGGTCGAGCCCACCCTCGAACTGATCGCCATGAACAAGGCCAAGCAAAAGATCTACACATCAATCGAAATCGACGACAGCTTCGCCGACACCGGGGAGGCCTACATCGTCGGCCTAGCGGTGACCGACTCGCCTGCCAGCCTCGGAACCGACGTACTCGCGTTCTCAGCGCAGAAGCCCGACGTCAGCCCCTTCAAAGACCGGCACTACTCCGCAACCTCGATGTTCACCGAGGCCGTCGAAGCCGAGCTGACATTCGAAGAGTTTGAAGAAAAGCCCAGCCTCGGCGCCCAGCTCTTCAGCAAGGTGCAAACCCTGCTCAAAGGCAAACAGGCCAAGGATGACAGCGAGTTCGCCCAGATCGGCCAAGCCGTCGAAACCCTCGCCGAACACGTCAAAGACTTGCCCGACCAACTGGCCGCGGAGAAACAGTTTTCCGCAGAACTGAAAACGCAGCTCGACCGGTTGGCCAAGGACTTCACCGAACTGAAAACCAAGCTCTCGACCACCCAGGACCACAACCAAAAGACACGCCCTCCCGTCACTGGCGGCGGAAACCAGGTCATGACCGACTGCTGACACCAAGGACGACTTCCATGCGCAACGACACCCGCAACCTCTTCAACGCCTACCTCGGCCAATTGACCAAACTGCACGGCGTCCCCGACGTCACCACCAAATTCGCCACCGCCCCCAGCGTCACCCAGACACTGGAAACCCGCATGCAGGAATCCAGTCAGTTCCTCAGCGCGATCAACATCTACGGCGTCACCGAACAGATGGGCGAGAAGATCGGCATGGGCATCGGCGGGCCGAACGCCGGCACCACTGACACCACCCAGAAAGACCGCGAAACCACCGACATCACCACCCTCGATGATCGCGGCTACTTCTGCTCGCAGACCAACTTCGACACCCACCTGCGTTACAGCAAACTGGATGCCTGGGCCAAATTCCCCGACTTCCAGGCACGCATTCGAGACGCGATCCTCAAGCGCCAGGCGCTGGACCGCATCCTGATCGGCTGGAACGGCACCAGCCGCGCCGTCACCTCAAACCCGGCGACCAACCCACTGCGCCAGGACGTCAACATCGGCTGGCTGCAAAAAATGCGCACCGAAAACGCCGCGCGGGTGATGAAGGAAATCGCTGAAGGCTCGGGCAAAATCGCCATCGGCGCCGGCAAAGACTTCACTAACCTCGACGCCCTGGTGTTCAGCATGGTCGAAGAGTTCATCGCGCCCTGGTACCAGGAAGATCCAGACCTGGTGGTGATCTGCGGCCGCCAACTGCTGGCCGACAAATACTTCCCGATCATCAACAAGGACAACGCCCCGAGCGAGATCCTCGCCGCCGACATCGTCACCAGCCAGAAACGCCTGGGCAACTTGCCGGCGGTGCGCGTGCCGTACTTCCCGGCACGTGGGCTGCTGGTGACCAAGCTCGAAAATCTGTCGATCTACTGGCAGGAAGGCAGCCGCCGCCGGACCGTTCTCGACAACGCCAAGCGCGACCGCATCGAAAACTACGAATCGGTCAACGACGCCTACGTGATCGAGGATTTGGAATGCGCCGCTCTCGCTGAAAACATCGAAATTGCATCCTGAGGCAGACGACCATGACCAATCCCTGCCGTCATCACTTCCTGCGGGTCACGGCCGCCATTGAAGCCGCCGCGGTCGAACCCAACCAAACCATGGCCGGCGCGACCGCCTACGAACATCAGCTCAACCAGCTGCTGCAGGATCGCCTGCGCCTTAAACAGATCCAGTCGAATCAGGGCAAGGCTGAACTCAAACGCCAACTGCTCCCTGATTACGTGCCCTACGTGCAAGGCGTGCTGGAAGCCGGGCTCGGTGCTCAGGATGAAGTGCTGACCACCATCATGGTCTGGCGTTTCGATGCCGGCGACTTCAGCGGTGGCCTCGACATCGCGCAATACGTGCTGAAGCACAAGATGGTCATGCCGGATCGCTTCGCTCGCACGTTGGGCTGCCTGGTTGCCGAAGACATCGCCACGGCAGCATTGAGCGCCCAGAAGGTCAGCGAATCGTTCGACTTGACCACGCTGCATCGAGCCGCCGAATTGACCGACACCGAAGACATGCCCGACCAGGCCCGCGCCAAGCTGTTCCTCGCCATGGGTCGCGCCACTCTGGAAGGCCTCACCGAAGAACTAACCGGCCAACCTGGTCAAGTTCAGGCCGGCATCGACCTGCTGAAAAAAGCCATCGAACTGCACGACGCCTGCGGTGGCAAAAAAGATTTGGAGCGAGCCGAACGCCTGCTCAACAAACTCGCCGCCACTGGCGGCTAACCGAGCGTCCCCACGCACCCCGCCGGCTCGGGGCGGATCGGCCAGGCCACGAGCCTGAACGTGAAGCCACGACCACCGGCGACCTATTGCAGAGTGCAGCGCAATGAGCGGATTCATCGCGGGCGGCAAGGCCCCCACCGGCCACATCAACACCGACCCATTCTGGCCGTCGATCAATCTGGACGACGTGCGCGGCACGCTGAGGATCGATTCCAGCGTCACCGCGATCCGGCTGGAAACCGCGACCATCGCCGCCGCCATTAGCGTCAACCGCGAGCTCGCCGAGTGGCGCCGGACCCAACAGGCCGACGGCTACACCACCCTCACCGACGTCCCCACCGATCGGGTCAAAAACGTATCGCAGTTCGTCCACCTGTACCAACGGGCGATCTATGCCGCGACCGGTGCAGAAATCTGTGAGCGCTACCGCTCCTACGACAGCACCAACAGCGGCCACCAGAACGCCGACGACCTCACCCCCAGCATCGACGAACTGCGCCGCGACCAGCGTTGGGCCGTGCGCGACTTCCTCGGCCTCGGCCGCACCACCGTGGAGTTGATCTGATGGTCGTCACCGTTCGCGCCCAGCAAAACGACACCGTCGATGCCCTCTGCTGGCGACATTACGGCCGCACCGCTGGCGTAACCGAAAACGTACTTGACGCCAACCCCGGGCTGGCCGACCACGGACCGACATTGCCCCAGGGCCTGGCCGTGCAAATGCCCGAAACACAAACCGCCGCCCCGCAAAGGCAAATGGTGAACCTATGGGACTGACCCATTGCAACCACGCCTAGACCAAGGAAGGATACACATGCCCGAACGCCCCGACACCTGGGCCTGGCTCGCCGCTTGGCTCGAACAACACTGGCCGACCCTATACGCCGGCCTCCTGGCCCTGATCATCGCCGCCCTTCGAATCATGTACGGCGGTGGCACTTGGCGCCGTATCGCCATCGAAGCCCCGCTCTGCGGCGCCTTGGCATTGGCCGCCAGCCATGGCCTTCCGTTACTCGGTGTTTCCGCGTCCACCGCGCCCTTTTTTGGTGGCATCATCGGCCTGCTCGGCGTGGAAGGAACCCGCGCTGCAGCAAGGAAACTTTTCATTCGCAAGGAAGCCTCACGATGATTTCATTACGTCACGGCGACCGCTCGCAAGCGGTGCGCCACCTGCAAACCACCCTGAACAACAACGGCGCTCGCCTGATCGTTGACGGGCACTACGGCGACACCACTGAAGCGGCCGTACGTGCCTATCAGCTGAGCATTGGTCTGGTGGCCGATGGCATCGCCGGTCCCAAAACACAGGCAGCGCTCGCCGGCAATGACTGCCAGCAACTGCTGAAAAACGTCGACCTGGTCAATGCCGCACAACGCCTCGACGTGCCGCTGGCTGCCGTCTACGCGGTCAACGAAGTCGAGTCGAAGGGCATGGGTTTTCTCGACATCGGCAAGCCAGTGATTCTGTTCGAACGTCACATCATGTACCGCCAGCTTTCGAAAGTTCGCCACGAAAGCGATAACCCTGCCGACCTTAAACGCCGCGCCGATCAACTCGCCGCCGCTCACCCAACCATCGTCAACCCGAAAGCCGGTGGCTACGTCGGCGGTAGCGCTGAACATCAGCGGCTCGGTAGCGCCCGTGTACTTAACGACGTTGCCGCCCTGGAGTCCGCTTCCTGGGGCGCCTTCCAGATCATGGGGTTTCACTGGAAGCGCCTGGGCTATGTCGGCGCGCAAGACTTCGCCGCAGCCATGAGCACAAACGAATCGCAGCAGTTCGATGCGTTCGTACGCTTCATAGAAACCGACCCGGCTTTGTACAAGGCATTGAAGGCACGCAAATGGGCCGAGTTTGCCAAGCTCTATAACGGGCCGGACTATCAGCGAAACCTGTACGACATCAAGCTCCAACGCGCCTACGAGCGGCATGAGAACTGCGGTTGTGGTCAGTTGGTGGCCGCATGATCCGCTACGCCAACGCTTATCTACAAATCAGCTCCGCAGGCCGCTATGAACAAACCCGATAGCCTGCGCACTCATCTGCTAGCCACCATTGCCGAACTCAAGCACAACCCTGACCGGTTGTTGATCTTCATCGACAATGGAAAGGTTCGCTGCACCGCTGCGGCGAGCCTATCGTTCGAATACAGCTTCGACCTGCAGATCATCCTGACCGACTTCGCCGGCCACCCCGACAGCGTCATGCTGCCGCTTCTCGGTTGGTTAAGCGTGCATCAGTCTGAGTTGCTTGAGAACCTGAGCAAGTCCGCCGACGGCATCCGGTTCGAGGCGGATATTCTCGACAACAGCAAAGTGGATATGAGTTTGACGCTGCCACTGACTGAGCGTGTGGTGGTGGGCAAGGACGAAGAAGGCAACATCACCATCCGCCATCCTGGTGAACCGCAACAAGTCGCCGCATTTCTTGACCCTGACTGGATACCCGTCACCTGTGCCAATGGTACCGAATGGGTGGTGCCTCAATGACCAATCAACTGGAAGCACTAGAAGACTGGGCTGCCGGTTTGCTCGGGCAACTTGAGCCGTTAGCGCGAAATCGGCTCGCCCGCAGTCTTGGCCAAGCACTGCGCCGTAGCCAGCAGCAACGAATTATGTCCCAGTGCAACCCTGAAGGCAGCAAGTACGTGCCGCGTCAACAGCGCAATCTGCGAGTAAAGCAAGGACGAGTGAAGCGGGAGGTTCAGATGTTTCAGAAGCTGCGCACTACCAGATTTTTGAGGGTTCGGGGCGACGACAATGCAGCCAGCGTTGGATTCACTGGTCGCATTGCCCGCATTGCTCGAGTACATCAGTATGGTTTGAAAGATCGAGCGGAGACTATCGCCCCTCCTGTAAGATATAACAAAAGAAAACTAATCGGACTCACTCACACCGACATCGTTATAGTACGAGACAAACTACTTACACACCTCAGCAACGAAACAGCAGCTTAGATAACACCCAGGCACTACCAACTAAAAAATGCAACTTAGGAAAGCAAAAAAAAATGGAGCAATTATGGACAAATATAATCACCTCGGGAGCTACCATTGGAGCTCTAATCAGTTCTTTGGTAGCTTTGTTTACGCTGCGAGAAATGAGGGCTCAACGTGTACACTCATACAAACCTGAGATTGCGATACCAGAAGTATGCTTTAACTACACCAATGAATTTCCTAACTATATTAGAATATGGACTACAGACGATAAAGAACCATTAAAACTAAAAATACATAACATCGGTCGTGGCGTTGCAAAAAACATTAAGTTTGAATGGGAATACGACATCGTAAAAATGATAGAAAGATTCTATCTACTCCGTACAAGCGAAGGCCATGAAATAAATCTAGATATATCCGGAGACCGATTGACATACACGGAATCGGGAGTCATAAAATCGGGCGGAGGCATCACCAGCGACAATACCAGCTTGGATTTCATGCTAGCGGCGGAGACAAATATCGAAGGTCATCTTCTTGACCTCCCAATGACCTACATAACTATCAGCACTTCCATCTACAAATATTCAGACCCTAGAAAAATATTTAATCTTGAAAACTATAACGAAGGACTAGAACCTCTACATCTAAAAATATCATATGAAGACATCGGGGGTGCAATTATGACAAAATCGTACGATATCGACATTAAATTTTTCCTAAAAAGCCTCAATCGCTACAACCCTTCAAACAATAAAATAAACACACTACGAGGACGAATCTATGTAAACCACAATTAAAAAAATGAAGTAGATCACCAAAAGAGGTGGCACCACTATCGATGCCACTAGCTTTTTTTCATATATCACGATAAGAGGCCCGCCTTAACTTCACTAATCTCGCGGTGATTTCTTCGAAGCCGACATTCAACGATCCCTAGCAGAGCTTACCGCTTCAATATCCAAACTGTAATGAGTCGGATGAATTTTAGCCTGATAGAACTTAACATGTTCAAAACCGTCTACTGAGGACATTTTTTGAATTATCGCTCCTGAAAAAATCTCCGGCATTTTGGAGCCAAAAACAATCGACCTAATCGCTTCTTTCGGAACCTCAAACAAATAAATTACATCATCAGAAACTTCAACTGTTTTATTCGCCCCGCTCAAAGGGAGCAACATCCTCCACTCCGCCTCATAACTCCAGTGGTTGCTTTTGGTAAGAAAAACATCTTCATCAGTTGCTTGAGACAGAGTAATGGCTGGCCGCTCCTCACTATAGTGCACCTTGCGTATTTCTCTCAAACTATCCTTAACGCCAATTTTTCGATGAAAAAAACTGGAATCTGAATCAAATTCAACTACGAATCCTTTATGCGAGTCTGCATAGTGGGCCCACATCAAAAGATCGTCACACTTTTCCGACAAACAAAATATCCCAATGCTCTCATTCGCACGTCCAAATAGCATCGATTGCGCATGCGGCGCTACTATCTCCATCAGTTCTTGACCACGCCCCTTACAATCAAGCATAAATGAGCTCATGAATTTTTGAAAATCCTCCTTTATAACTATCGCCCTAACATCAGAGTCAAGCGCCTCGTACGCATCTGTAAAGTCTTGCGCTGCTGCAATATCCATAGACGCATCGAACTCTTCAGGCGTTTTAATAGAGTGGATATTTGGCAAAAACTCAAACGGATCATTGAATGCAGCTGGTTGCGAAAATCGAATCAAACGATCTTCAAGAACAGCCATTCTCGCTGGACCGAAATACTTAAACAATCGCATGCTTACAACCTTGCAAAGTTATTGAATGAAACATAATACTATCCTTTAGTACCTCATCTGTATCCTCCTGACCTACAACCTACCGACCCTGCATCGCGGTAAAGTTGGTGCCAACATCGGCATCATGAACGACTTAGCCGCCCTCGCCCGCCTGATCGAAAACCTCATCCGCCTCGGCACCATTGCTGCCGTCCAGATAACCCCCCCGCGTGTGCAGGTCAAAACCGGATCGCTCACCACCGCCTGGCTTCCATGGATCGCCGCTAAAGCCGGCGCCGACCGCGAGTGGAACCCGCCCACCGAGGGCGAACAAGTCATCCTGTTCAGCCCCTCCGGCCAGCTCGGCAACGGCGCCGTCCTGGCCGGTTTATTCAGTGAGCACGTCCCGGCCAACGGCGACCGCGAAGGCCTGCACCGCTGTACCTACCGCGACGGCGCTGTGATCGAGTACGACAGCATCGCGCACCACCTGAATGTCGTGCTGGCTGAAGGCGGTACCACCAATTTGGTCAGCCAAGGCGGTATCCACATCGTCGGCCCAATCACCCATGAGGGCGACTACACCCAAACCGGCAACCAAACCATCACCGGCAAAATCACCGTCTCGGTGGATGTAGTCGCAGCCAACATCAGCCTGGTCAAACACCCCCACGGCGGTGTCATATCTGGCGGCGGCATCACAGGCCAGCCGCAATGAACCGAGAAACCGGCGCTGCCCTCGACCTGGTCGAACACATCACCCAGTCCGTCACCGACATCCTGACCACCCGCCTCGGAACCCGCGTCATGCGCCGCGAGTACGGCAGCTTGCTACCCGAACTCGTGGACCAGCCGTTCAACGACTTCATCCGTTTACAGGCCTACGCCGCCACCGTCATGGCGCTTATGCGCTGGGAGCCACGCATCAGCCTCAGTCGCGTGCAACTACTCGGTGCCACGTTGGCAGGCCAATCAACGCTGGATCTTGAGGGCTGCATCGTCGATACCAACGAGCCGCTGAGCCTCAGTGTCCCCTTGCGCCTAGGGGGCAGCGTTTGAACACCTTCGTCGCCATCGACCTAAGCCAGCTCCCGGCACCACAGGTCGTAGAACAGATTGATTACGAGCAGATCCTTGCCGAGCGCAAGGCGTACGCCATCAGCCTCTGGCCGACCGAGGAACAGGCAGAAATCGCCGCACGGCTGAACATGGAATCGGAACCACTGACCAAACTGCTCGAGGAAAACGCCTACCGCGAGATGATCTGGCGGCAGCGGGTCAATGAGGCATCAGCGGCGAACATGCTCGCCTTGGCCAAGGGCGCCGACCTGGAGAATCTGGCCGCCAACTACAACGTGAAGCGCTTGGTCATTCAGGTCGCCAACCCTTCGGCCATACCGCCCATTTCCAAGCTGATGGAAAGCGACGACAGCTTGCGCGAACGAGCGCAAATGGCTTGGGAAGGTCTCAGTACGGCGGGCCCGCGCAACAGCTACATCTTCCACGCACGATCCGCCGACGGTCGTGTGGCCGACGCCACAGCTGAAAGTCCTAATCCATCAGAAGCGGTCATCACCGTGCAATCGGCACTGGGCAATGGCAGCGCCTCGGCGGATCTGCTGGCCGCCGTTAAAGCCTACCTCAGCGACGATGACCGCCGCCCATTAGGCGACCGCCTGAAGGTTCAAGGGGCGCAAATCATCAATTACGAAATCAGCGCCGAACTCTACCTGCTGACACCGGGGCCGGAGTCGGAGCTGATCCTGAAAGCGGCCAAAGAACGGTTGCTGAAATTTGTGCATCAACGCCGTCGGCTGGGGCTGGAGATATCCGAATCCATCCTCCACGCCTCGCTGCATGTCGAGGGTGTGCGCAAAGTGGTGCTGGACGATTGGGAGGACATTGTCGCCACTCCCTACCAGGCGCCGTACTGCACTGACATCGACCTGTCGCTGGGGCTTGATGATGACTGACCTGTCACTGCTTCCGCGCAACGCCACACCGCTGGAACATCTAGCCGCTAAGGCCCTGGCCCAGATCCAACGCGTCCCCATCCCGCTGCGTCAGCTCTACAACCCAGACCTCTGCCCCGTGCCCTTACTGCCCTATCTGGCCTGGTCTTTCTCGGTAGACCGCTGGGACAGCCAATGGCCCGAAGCGGCCAAGCGTTCAGCCATTCGCTCCGCG